AATGGGAGATTTATTTGACCGCCGTAAATTTATAAATTTCAATACACTTCATTTATGTCGCAAATACTTTTTTGATAAACTAAAAGAAAACAATATTACATTCTATTCTATATTAGGTAACCATGACATTAGTTATCGTAATACATTAGAGGTCAATTCATCAAAACTTTTATTAAATGAGTATGATAATATTACCATTTATGATGAATTTATTACAAAAGAGTTTGATGGTGTTCCAATTGATATTGTTCCATGGCTTTGTAAAGAAAACGAAGAACAAATTATGGAACAAATTAAAGAAAGTAAATCACAAATTTGTTTTGGTCATTTTGAGATTAAAGGTTTTGAGATGGACAAAGGCAATGTTTCACAAACAGGTATTGACAAAAGACCTTTAACCAAGTATGATATCGTATTGACTGGACATTTTCATCACAAGTCAAATGATGGACATATATTTTATGTTGGTACACCAGGTCAAATGACATGGGCTGATTGGAATGATCCAAGAGGGTTTCATATATTCGACACATCAACTAGAGAATTAGAATTTATAAAAAACCCATTTGAAATATTTCATAAAATAAATTATGATGACAATGATTTATCATTAAATGATATTCAAGGTATGGACTTTGACAAATATAAAGACAACTATGTTAAAGTGGTTGTTCTACATAAACAGAATCCATATTTGTTTGATCACTTAACAGATAACTTATATAAAGTTGGTGCAGCTGATATATCGATAGTTGAAGATTTTTCTGAAAACAGTTTAGAATCAGATGAAGAGATTATCAATCAAGCAGAAGATACAATGACCATTTTATCAAAATATATTGATGGTCTAACACTTGATGTTGATAACGAAAAACTAAAAGATATTATGCGTGAATTATATACTGAAGCATTACATACGGAAGAAACTGATTGATATTATTTAGAAAAGTCAAATGGAAAAACTTACTTTCCACTGGCAATTATTTTAATGAAGTTGATTTAAGCAAGAACATTAATACTCTAATAGTGGGTGTTAATGGTTCAGGCAAATCAACAATGCTTGATGCTCTTTGTTTTGGTTTATTTGGCAAACCTTTTAGAGATATTCCTAAAGCTAATCTAACCAATTCAATCAACGGTAAAAATTGTGTGGTTGAAATTGAGTTTGATACAAACAATAAATCATACAAAGTTATTCGAGGTATCAAACCAAATACATTTGAAATATATGTAGATGGTGAAATGATGAATCAAGAAGCAACAGTAAGAGACTATCAAGAGCAACTTGAAAAGTTTATTTTACGAATGAACTATAAATCTTTTACACAGATTGTTGTTTTAGGTTCAGCTTCATTTACACCATTCATGCAGTTGTCAAGTAGAGATAGACGAGCAATCATTGAAGATCTATTAGACATACAAATATTTTCAACAATGAACAAACTGGTCAAAGAAGAGTTATCAACAAACAAAGAATTGACCGGTCAAAAGAAACATGAATTACAATTAGCTCAACAACAATTCACTTTCGAAGAAAAACGAGTTAATGAATTAAAACAGGACAACAACGATAAAATAACAAAACATGAACAAGATATCACTAATAACGAAATTAATATTCAAAAGCTCCATGATGAAATACAAAGCATTGGATCCAGAGTATCAGAAATTCAGGAAGATATTGGGAACAGAATTGAAACCGAGAAAAAGGTCAAAAGATTCCACCAATTAGAAGCACAAATTGAAACGAACTTATCAAAGTATAAAAAAGATATTGATTTCTTTCAGCATAATGATAGTTGTCCAACTTGCCGACAACACATAGAACCAACATTTAAAGATGGTGAAGTTACAGTATTAAAAGAAAAAGTTAATGAATGTAGTCATGGTCTAACTGAACTTGAACAAAAAGTATTAGAAGAACAAGCTAAATTAAATGCTATTGCAGAAAAACAAAAAGAAGTTCAAGAGCTACAAATTAAGATTGCTACTAACAACACATCAATTACAGAAATAACCAAATACATTCAAAAAATAAAAGAACAAATAGAAGAGTTACAAAATACAAAAACTAAATCAGATGCTGAAGAAGTAAAACTTCAAGCATTAAAAGTTGAGATTGAAAGTAAAGAATCAGAATATAAAGATTTACTTGAAGAGAAAACTTATTACGAAGTTGCCGGTTCATTACTTAAAGATACAGGTATCAAAACAAAAATCATTAAACAATATTTACCAGTAATTAATAAGTTAGTCAACAAGTATTTGGCAAAGTTAGATTTCTTTGTGAACTTTACATTAGATGAAGCGTTCCAAGAAACAATTAAGTCTAGGTTTAGAGATGATTTTACTTACAACAACTTTTCACAAGGCGAAAAACAAAGAATCGATATGGCTTTGATGCTAACATGGCGTTCAGTAGCTAGACTAAAGAATTCAACAAATACCAATTTGTTAGTATTAGATGAAACTTTTGATTCATCATTAGATACAACTGGTGTTGATGAGTTAATAAAAATATTACATGAGTTAGATGAAGTCAATATTTTTGTGATATCACATAAAGGCGATATACTACAAGATAAATTTGAATCAGTAATTAAATTTGAGAAACAAAGAAACTTTTCTAGGATGATAGTATGAGTGAAGATAATTTATTAGTTATAAACACAGAAACGGAACATTCCCAACCTGCTAAAGTAGATCCGTTACCATTATATGATGACAAACACCCAATGTTATCAAAAGAAATACCTGAATATGCAACAGAAACATTGCCTAATCCTTCTATGGATTTGTTAGTCAAAAGATTAAGAATGACTATGAAGAAGTTTGGAGGAATTGGTTTATCAGCTAATCAATGTGGTGTGTTTGAACGGGTGTTTATTATTGGCACCGATGATTTTGAAATGGTATGTATTAATCCAAAAGTATTAAAGGTTTCGGATAACATTGTAAAAGAAAATGAAGGTTGCCTCTCTTTTCCTGGTTTATATATTAAAATACCAAGAAATGAAACAATTGATGTTGAATATACCACAGAAAAAGGTGAAGTAAAAAAACAAACACTAACTGGTATAACAGCAAGATGTTATTTACACGAATATGATCATATGTATGGAGTAAAATTTACAGATCATGTTGGACCTACAACATTAAGATTAGCAAAACAAAAGCAACAAAAAATGATTAAAAAAATTCAAAGACAAAGGAAAAGATGAGTTACTCTTGGGATCCAAAAGATGATGTAGAAGTTCAATGGCAGAAATGGTCAGAGGCTAATCCTGTATCTGAAATGGAAGATGTTGATTTTGATGAAGTCAAACACCAAACTATTGAAGATCTAAAATTTGTATCACAAATGGATGTAAAAGAATATACACTGTATCAAAAGTGGTGTGAGGTGCAAGAGAGATATCCATTCATAACTGTCAATGATTTATGGCAAGGTGAAACAAAAGTATTAGAAGATGAGAAACAACGCCGTGCTATACAAGAAGTTAAAACAAACATTTGGAATCCAGAAAATATAGATGATTACATGAAGTTAGAACCAGAGTTAATCTATGCAAACAAACAAGATGATTTACCTGAACTTTGGAATGTAATACGAACATTCTCATCAACAATGAAAAACAATTCAAACATTGGTCGCAATCTTAACTTTGTTGTAAGAGATAAGCCGACTCAAAAGTATCTTGGTGTTATTTGTATTTCCTCAGACTTTTTAGATCTAACACCAAGAGATAACTTTATTGGTTGGAGTAGAGAACTTAAAACGCAAGGATCAATGATCAATCATACAGCCATTGGATCCACGATTGTTCCTCTTCAACCTTTAGGTTATAATTACACAGGCGGTAAATTATTAGCTCTACTTTGTTTAGATGATAAAATACAACAAATGTGGGAAGAACTGTATGGTGATAAACTTGTTGGTGTAACCACAACATCATTATATGGTAAAACAAAGATTGGTGGCCTGTCACAGTATGATAGATTGTCTCACTGGAAGAAAATGGGTTTTACAGCTGGTTCAGTTGCATTTGAACCAACAAGAAAAACAAGAAAACAAATTAATAATTGGTTAAAGAAAAATCATACAAGAAAATATTTTGATTGGTATGTGGCTAAGAAACCTAGTGGTCAACCACATAAGCGAGATCATAAGAATCGTTCATTACAGTTTGCCTATTCTCAAATGAAATTGGATAAAACATTAATACGATCAGAACACGCAAGAGGAATATATTTTTCATCACTGTATGATAATACAGCTGAATTCTTAAGAGGTGATATCAAACAAGATAAACTTAAAAAATCATTTGATACCTCGACTGAAGCTTTAGTTCAAATCTGGAAAGATAAGTATGCTACAAAGAGAATACAAAATCTTAAAGAACAGGACAGAGTTTCACATGAAACACTATTTTATGATGACCTCATATTATTAACTTGGGAAGAAACCAAAGAAAAGTATCTAACTCAAGTTGGTCGGTAATAATAAAAATATTGCTTGACTTTATTGAAAAAGTATGTAATAATGGTCACATAAAAATGATTAATGCGGTGCGTTATTAGAACAGTCTTCTCTCCCCGTTAAGACCGTTGGTGCGAATCCAACACACCGCTCCAATTTTGCGGAGGGTTGTAGAACATTTTAGTCTCCCCGATTAGAAAGTCAGTGCAAATCTGACACTCCGCTCCAACTTATTGTTTTTATTGATAAAAACTCTCCTAAGTTTTTTAAAAAAAGGCCTTGACAAAAGGTCTTTTTTCATGTATCCTATCCATATAAGATAGTGAAAAACGGAGAAAATATGTTAAAAGAATCAAAATCACAGTTAGCAAAGTTGATGGCGACAGAAAATGTAGATGTCCAACATCAACAAATATCAACTGCTAAATTCGACCCAAAAAATCGTGTGTTATACTTACCAATCTGGAAAGATATGGATGGTTCTTTATATGATCTATTATGTGGTCACGAGGTTGGTCACGCTCTGTTCACACCTGCTGATGGATGGCACGATGCTGTTGTTGATAAAAACAAACCTAAAAACTACAAAAACTTTTTAAATGTGGTTGAAGATGCTCGTATTGAGAAAAAAGTTCAAAGAAAATATCCAGGTCTTCGTAGATCATTCGCAGAAGCTTACAAAGGTTTATTAAAAAAAGATTTCTTTGGTTTAGATGGTAGAGATCCTAACAAATTGCCATTTATTGACCGTTTGAATCTTTTTACAAAATCACAATATACTTTACCTATTGATTTTAATGAACAAGAAACTAAACTACTAGAAAAAGCAAAATCAACAGAATCATGGGAAGAAGTTGTAAAAGTTACCGATGAAATTTACGCTTACTCAAAAGAGGAACAATTAGAATATGAAAATGAATTATCATTTGACGATTTTGATATTGATGAAGAAGAAGGTGAAGAAGAATCATTAAATGATAATCAAAACACCGTTACACCAAGTGGTGATCAAGGTGAAGAAGAAGATAATAGCGGCTCAAGTAATACTCAAGCTAATGAAAATGGTGAAGAGGATGAAGAGGATGAAGAAGAGGAAGAAACTCAATCAATAATCAACCGAGATAAAGAATCAGCTGATGTTGAAGATTCATCTGAGTTTGAACCTGCTTGTCAAACAGATGAAACTTACAGACAAAAAGAGAATTCATTAATTGACGACAAATGTAAACCAAGAACATACTTAGAGTTTCCTAAAGCAAATTTAAAAAATATTATTACACCAGTAAAAAGAGTTCAAGAGCTTCTTACTGAAGATTTTCAAAGACAAATTAAATTAAGATACTTTACACAAGATACAGCTGATAATCTTCTTGCTGAATTCAAAAAGAAAAATGACAAGTATATTTCATTACTTGCTAAAGAATTTGAAATGAAAAAAGCAGCTAAAGTGTTCTCTAAGAAAAAAGTTGCGAACACTGGTGATTTAGATATCAATAAATTGGCTAGTTATAAATTTGACGATAATATTTTCAAAAAAGTAATGATGTTGCCTAAAGGTAAATCACACGGTCTTGTATTACTACTTGACTATTCTGGTTCAATGTTTGAAAACTTATCAGGTTCAATCGAACAGGTTTTAATTCTTTCTGCTTTTTGTAAAAAAGTAAACATTCCATTTGTTGTTTATAACTTTGGTTATTCAGAAACTACTCACGCAGCTGATTTAGGAAAAGAGTTAATCGAAATACCTCAATCATTTGAGAAAAAAGTTAATCAAGTTCATTTTAGTAATGTAAGAATTAGAGAATATCTAAATTCAAATATGAGAACCTCTGATTATAATAATGCTATAAAAAACCTACTATTGTTAAAACAAGCATGGACATCTTACAAAAATAGATATTCAGTTTTTGATTCTAGGGTTTATGTTCCAAATTTTGAACAATTAACAAATACTCCATTGACACAAGCAATGTATGTTATGGGCCATATTGTTCCTGAGTTTAAAAAACAAAACAACCTTGATCTAGTTAATCTTGTGATAGTTCATGATGGTGATGCTGACTCAACAAACCATCAGACAGCTATTG